CGGCACATCAAATATTTTTCTGAAGCCAATCATCTCAAGCGAATCATTTAGACGACGCTGAACATATCCCTTTAGAATATCTGCACTAATCTTTTCATCAGCATAATCACCGATCATCCAATCAATAAGTTTGCATTCAGCATTATATGATTCTTGAGCTTCGTGAATAATTTTTTCTTCAAGTTCAGCATCAAACAACTCCGGTAGTTCTTGGCGAATAGTATTTACAATCTTTCCACCAGCCAGACCGTGTAGTGTTTCTTCTTTTGCCGTATATGCAACCTGCTGGGCAGTATCCTTCAATAATCCTTTATAACGATTGAACCAGTTGATAATATAAAACTGGCTAAATAGAGACACGTTTTCTACATAAAGTGTAAAAAGAATCAGCGAGTATATATACTGCTTACGATTGTCTGTATATACCTTATCAAGATATTTACGAAGATACTTTACTCGACCTTGAATAATGTCAAGTTTTAGGTTTTCTTCAAACACATCCTGCATTTGTAGCACATCCAATAGTTTTTCATATGCATTGTTATGAATAACTTCAATATTGCCCATAGTAATGCCAAGATCAGATAATGCTGGATGTGGCAATGTATCACCAAGTTTCGTCCAAAATTTCTTTACAGATATTTCTATCTGTCCGATTGCACTCAAAGCATTCTTGATAATGACCTGCTCTTGCGGAGTTAGTTCAGTTTTGTATTGCTGTAAGTCGGATGTGAATGTGAACTCGTTTGGAGTCCAGTGCCCAGCCCACATGGCATCAATATATTCTTGTGCCCAGGGATAGCGATTTGGCTTACGAGCGATTTGTTCGTCAAAGATTGTCATAAAAATTTCCTCCGCTTGGTATTATTGTGTGGAAGATAAATACGTGTTATAAAAAATAAATTATGCAAAAAAATTTTACAAAATTTTCTCACAAATTGACGTTTTCGCCATTTTGATTTTGGCGAGAACTATTCCATTTATTCTTCAACATCGTCTTCATAGAAGACTCGTCATCTTCCATACCGGACTGAATAGCCATTGCTTCTTTTGACTTAGAATCATAGATCTCAATCTCGCCGTTGCCGGTATTCATTTTGGCATACAAAGTGATGCCATCAGGACCAAAGCGGTTCTTGATTACGTGACAACGAGCAGTATTGTTGGCTTTGTCTTGCATGTTTCGTGTTACGCTGAACACAAAATCGGCAGTCATGATCTTACGATACGAGTCAGCAATATTATGTGCCTGAACAACGTCTTCCTGACCGCCGCTTCGGTTTGTTTGTGAAGCAGTCCATACAGGAATCTGTAGTTCTCCTGCAACTTGCCGCAGTTCTTCATAGATGTTTCCCGCCTCGCTATAACTGTTGCTGTTCTTTTCCTTTTCCTGCGGACGAAGAATGTCGGCATAATCAACAATCATTTCATTGATTTTGACATTCTCAAGTGCCTGAATGCGTTCAATATGAAACTTGAGCGATTGAGCACTAACCGTCTTTAGCGGAAAATACTTCACAAACAACTTACCATCAATCTTCTTGATGACATCTTCAACTTCGCCTTGGCGATGCTTGATTTCCTGAAAGTCAATATGTGTAAAGCAGCAGTCGTATCGCAGTCCAACATAGTTTTCATTCAGTTCAAGCGTAAAGTGTGCGATGTTCTTGCCACGCTTCATTGCCTTGGCACCAAGGCTGCACAGCAGCCAACTCTTGCCAATGCCAGCAGGGGCAACGACAATACCCAGTTCACCAGGCCCAAGACCGCCGTCCATAAGAGAGTCAATGACATCCCAGCCGGTAGGAATCGTGTTGCGGCACATTTCACTCATACGAGTAGCAACGTCCTTGTGATAGTTATGACCTAGGTTGCGTTCCATACCCGCCTTCATTGCCTTATCAACAAGACCCTTGATCTTGTCATATTCACCTGTCTTGAGATGGTCAACGGACTCAATGATAGCATTCTTGAGCTTCTGATTCTTACAGAACTCCAAGAACTGCTCACGCACGAACTGTAGATCCTTTTCACTGATCTTGAGATATACATTCTTTAGGTGATCTGTCACCGTTGCCTTGAAGTCGGCATTTTCAATAGTATCAACACGCACCTTGAAAACTTGCATAGTAGGCAAGTCCTTATATTCCGCGTGATATTGAATGATTTCCTTTACAATCCAGCGATGTGCCTCGTTTTCAAAGGCATCAATCTCTATGATGTCAACAACACGTTCAAGAAACGTCTTGTCCGTAAGGATGCTTGCGATGATCTTGACTTGAAATTCAAGACCATATTTGTGTAGATTGTCGATGATTACTGGAGCCATAAATGATGATGTTTAGAATATTACGACGCATTTGGAGTTTCGTCAATTTGATTCAGAAAAATTATTCAGTTTTTGCCATAACGTGCAAAGGATAGAATACTTCCTGCAACCATACATGATAGTTTGGTATAGTGGAGTGCATACCGTGTGCTGTAAGTTTTTGTATAAAATGAAACTTGTTGTAGTCATATACATTCTCTACAGCATCAGATATTTTCATTTGCAACGAACCTGCAAAACTCGGGTTCTTTAGTTGCATAAGCATATAGTTTCTATTCAATATCTTGGAATGTTCCACGATGCTTGAATATATCTTCTTTTCGTTTATACAATCCTTGGCACGAAGCAACAGTTCTTCAACCGAAGTTTCCTTGTTTTCTGTAAGCATAGGAAAGCATTTGATGGCAGTTTTGAGTCCAACTCCCTTGACGCCATCGATATTATCAGAACTATCGCCTTCTAATATACGATAGTAAATAAAGTTGGTAGGATGAACGCCATATTCATTGATTACATCCTGCACGCCGTATATCTTCTTTTTGATAGGACTCCAGATACACACTCTATCGTTGATAAGTTGAATAAAGTCCTTATCACCACTCATTATGGTAATCTTGGATGTTGGATACATCTGTGTGGCAATATAAGCAATAGCGTCGTCTGCTTCTATATAATCAATAGAAATCACACTCACAGGCAGGCTGCGAAGAAAATCAATAAGTTTTACCATTTGATTTATCATCGCTTCCTGTTCTGTCTTAGGATCACTCATTTCTTCATATGCTCTATTTACACGAACAGATACTTTACGATTATTTTTGTATTCTGGATATATGTCTCGGCGGCGTTGACTTCCGCCTTTGCCGTCAAATACTACAATAACTCTTGTAGGACGTAATAGTTTTATAGCATATCCAAGACTGGTAAGAAATCCAGTTACTCCGCCAACGTGGTCGCCATTATCACTTAGTGTAGGAACAACAGTCCAACAACGAATGAAGTTATTGGTTCCATCCACAATAAGTATGTCGCTGTTCTTTTCCTTCTTGGTATTTACGGGCAAGTTGGCGTGCTCAGACTTTATCTGAGAAAATATAGAAGCAAATTTCTTTTTAGTATCTTCTTGCATTTGTTTGAACCATATGGAGGTATTTCACTCCATATGATTATTTTTATATGTCTTCTTCTCTTGGACCCCAGAGCCCATCCAACAGTTCTTGTTCGGCCATTCGGATGCAACTGGGCAGATCATACGTCGGACCTCCACGGTCTTGTTCACGCCAAATCCATTCGCCGTGTTCTCGGATTTCGTCTGCATACATTTCAAATACACCATCTTCGCCCTTTTCTGCCAGAAGCTTTTCAAAGTCTTCGTAGGACATTTCAGTCAAAGGAGTCAACTTTACTTTTGGAGCTTTTGCAACCTTTGTCTTTTTAGCTTTTGGCTTTTTTTCTGTTTTGGCCTTTTTTGCCTTCTTCGGCTTTTCTTCTTTTATTTCTTCGGTCATTTTAATGACTTTTGCTTTTTCTATCTGGTTGTTTATATCGTGTACATCTTCGCTCATATATTTCCTTTCGTAGTAATAAAAACCGTGTGGAGGTATTTCACTCCACACGATCATTTTAGTCGTCTGCTCCTTCTGATGCTTCGTCGTATTCAACGTCATCAGCCATTTCAGAGTTAGGAGCCTTATACTTCATAACAAAGTTCTCAACGAGCTTGTTATAAAGATAATCTCTGCATTCTGGTCTGTCTTTGAGCAGCTTCGGTAAGTCCTTCTTTTCAAATACAACTGTCTCGGGTTCTTTACCTTCAACAGGCATAATGAATTGTAGGTTCTTTGCCTTCTTATCTTCTTCCTTTTCTTCTTCCAACTGCTTCTTTGTCTTCTTTTCACCTGCAACCTTTGGCTTCTTGGCATTGGTTACAATATCCCATTCAATGAGATGTTCCAACCAATTGCTGAAGTTGTCGATACCTCGGTCAAAGTAGATGTCAAATTCAGCACTGCGCATAGGTGGTCCCATACGATTTTTGACAACAGTGCACTTGGTACGAATACCAACCGTCTGTTTATCAGCGTTCTTGATTTGATTCAACTGCTTTAGACGTAGGCGAAGCGAAGCGTGGAACGCAATAGCTTTACCACCGCTGGTTGTCCAAGGATCGCCAAGTCCAACAAATCCTACCTTTTGACGAAGTTGATTGGTAAAGCACAAGCATACACGCTGTTTAGCAATAAGTCCTGTGATCTTTCTCATCGCCTTGCTGATGGCAATGGCTTTGCCGGTGGCATAACCATCCGCACCGTGATCGCTTGCCAGTTCCTTCTTTGTAGAAGCAGCGGCAACAGAGTCAACCAGAATGGTCACAAGACGATTCTTGCTGCTCTTGCGAACAAGAGTGATGATTTCTTCAACCTTATCAAAAACATCTTCTACTGTATCAACATTGATGTATAGCATCTTTGGAACGTCTACACCAATGGCTGTTAGAAAATCCGTAGATACGGAAGTTTCTGTATCGATGAATACTGCCAGTCCACCCTTCTTCTGGGTCTCGGCAAGCAGGTGAGCGCCCATAAGGCTCTTACCAGATGCTTCAAGACCAGTTAGTTCAGTAATTCTACCTACAGGCAATCCACCATTTGGTCGATTGGCAATAGTCAAGTCAACGAGACTATTTCCGGTAGAAACCCAGTCAGTAATTTGCGAAGGATCATCTTCTGCATCAAGGAAAAAAGCAACTTTGCCGTCGCTGTTCTTATTGATGGAGTCAGCCAATGCTTCTGCCAGTTCATCGCGAGACGATTCAATCTCGTGTTCAATAGTTTTCTTTTTCATATATGATAGTATGTTTGAGTAATGGTGCGCCAGTACTCCATCTGGCGCACCATCTTCTCATCATTTATTCTACTACTATGTTCAACTTACGAGTTGAACAAATTGTTGAATTCGTCAGCAATTTCCTTGGTGCTGGAAGGAGCCTTGACCGCAGCTTTAGTCGTAGCACTCTTTGGTGCAGGAACATCGGCAGGTTCTGCTTCAGTAGTAGCAGCAGTGGCGGAAACAGTCTCGCCATCTTCAGCAGCTTCCTGCGAAGAGTTCAACCAAGTATCCATTACAGCGGCCAGTTCTTCGTAAGACAGTTCCGGAAACAGTTCTGTCACGTTCTTCTGGTTCTTGACCTTCTCCTTGATGGCGGCATCAGAAGGGTCAAACGCGGGAGTCTGATTTGGCTTTACGCGAATTGTGGTCTCGGGGAAGCTCTTGCCAGTTTCTTCGGCAGTCTTGAACTCCACGACAATGTCACGACCTGCACGCAGATCAGTAATATCGCCATAGTCAGCATCAGCAATAATGCTCAAGATTTCCTGATACACCTGCTTGCCCATACCCCAGAACTTCACACCTTCGTGCTCTGCTCCACGAACGAGAACAGGTACATATGTACGAAGCTTGGGCTCAAGCGAGCGACCAGTCTTCCACTCTTCCTTGTCTCCGCTCTTCTTGAGCTTGTTGGCAAACTCAACGATAGGATCGGGGCGACCAAATGAAGCAGGAGACAGATATGTCTTACCGTTCATATTATAGTGGAAAAGCAGTTCAATGAACGGATTTTCAGGATTGTGAGCATAAGGAACGATTCGGATTACGTTCTTGCCCGGTGTTGGCTTCCACACGGCGGTGGTCTTGTTTTGTGTGCTCTTGAGCGAATCAAGACGCGACTTAATTTTGTTAAGGTCTAATGACATAATTATTTATTCGTTAATTGTTAATGTGTTTTGACCAATTTGAAAATACTCAACTCGGTCAATGTTGAATACTATGACTCAATAAATGATAATCGTCAATCTATAAGAAGCCGTTGGCTATTTTTTCAATCGTTAATCAGTCATTCGTTAAGTATCTATAACTATAAACTAAAGAAAGTTTATGCTTAACTTATCTGATAAATTTTCATCAACCGTGTTGGCGTGACTTTTATTTTGCCTTCTCTGGCAGTAATGAATGAGTTCTTATATTGTTCCCAGTTTATCTGAAATGTATTTGATACTATACCATTATTCTGCTCTTTGATAAGTTCATTCAGAGCATTGATGCTGTATATAATATTATGTTCTTTTTTACGATGAACTGAAATGGTGTTGGTATAAAACTGACTGCCGTTTTTTTCGGCGTTATATGTAAGAAATATTTCGTCTTTGTTGGCGACGTTTTGTAATACATACACTTTCTTTTCAAGTATGTTGTAATACTCAGACAACGCATCTATTTCGTTTTGATATGTATTATACTTTGCAAAAGTGCAAAGAAGTTGTGCGTTGCTTCCTGCCATATTATGTCATGTTCTTTTCTGCAAAGATTTTGTATTCATCTCTGTCAACACTCTTGATCGGCACAACTTCGCCACTCAATCCAACAACAGCCACAGTGCTGCCTTCAGCATCTCTATATTCACCATATGGTTCGGACTTCCATCCTTTTTTATCCGCAAACTTCTTTGATACAGAAGAGTATTGTTCGGGTGGAGTTGTTACTACAGGAACGTCTATAGCGGGAGCTTCGGCTGAGGCTGGTGCGGCGGGGGCGGCTGGTGCTTCCGAACTTGGTTCTTGTGAATACTTTCCTTTATAAGTAGGTCCAAGTTTTTTTGCGGCATATTTCAATAGCGCGTCACTTCTTGAATCTACATCCAAATCTTCTTCGGGAGCTTGCGACTTTGGCTTAGAATCTTTTGGAACATCCGAGGGAGTTCCTGTTTGTGCAGTTTTTTGATTTATCGGTTGCGCAACTGATGCCGGTTGTTTTACTGTCTGACCGGTATTAACTTGTTGATCTACGGAGGTTGTTGCCTGTGCAGTCTGTCTTTTTTGTTTTCCCTTGCGTTTATAGTAAAGATTCATACCGCCCTTACCATGAGTTGGATCTGATATAGCGTGTGTTCCTTTTTTTATTGCAGCGTCGCGATATTCTTTAGATGGAAATGTAACCAACCATCCTTCCTTGTTATAAGCTTGGCGGTCTGGATGTTTTCCTTCGGCAAACATTGCCGTGTCGAGTAGATTTTCTGCTATTTCCTCGGTCAACCCAAATCGCACAGAGCGTTCTACAAAAACAGCCAAGTGATCGGCGTTGTGTATATCAAATACTCCGGACGATATTCTATCGTCAGATTCGCAGTCAAGTATTACGTTTTCTATTAATTTTTCAATTTCGTTTTTCATTGTACATCTCCACTACTTTTTCGTTTGATGAGAACCGGTCCACTCTGTGCGTAGCTATAAAACATCCAGTCTCCAAACCAGTTTTCTAGATTTGATTCATATTCAAATGTGTTATTTTCTTTGTATAAAATAATTCCGCCAGTATAACTTCCTCCCGATGAGGATACGGCCTTGAGCATTTCACTCGCAACTTTAACTGGATCGTAGATGTCTTTATCAACTTGCGGATGATATTTGAAAAACTCAAGTCTTTTTATTTGTGGAATTATTATTTCCATTTTTCTTGCTTGTTTTTCAATCGGAGATACTTTTATTTGAACCGTTGATCCTTCTGGTGCTGGTTCTTTTATCTTTTTTTCATTCTCTGCATCAAGGTCTTTCAATTTAAGAACTTTTGTGCTATCGTCTAAATCAAATTCTACCTTCTCGGTACCAGTAACCGTTCCATATTCTTTTTCTGAAAGTCCTCTTACATATAGTCGTAAAGTTTCTAAACCATATATTACAGAAACTCCCAAACTAAATAATGAAGGATTTTTTATAAAATCTTCGGTTGCAGTATAATCGCTTCTTTTCTTCCCTAACGAGCCTAAACCGTCTTCTGCACCAGATTCCTTTAAAAGATCAATCAATGCTTCCTGATATTCATCTTTCCTGCAATATTCCATGAGTTCTGTGAGTGCTCGTATGTAGGGAACTTTATCAAATCCTCCTTTACCGAATGCTGCAACGGTTATTCTAAAAATGTCAGAACCTTCTTTTACATCTATTTTTCTACCATCGGGTAGCAAAATATCACCAGACTTCGTTCCTGCACTTTTTGCGTCTTTGATCAACAATACAATTATATATTCTCCACGACCCGCAGAACCAGTAGAATCTGCTTTTTTTGCCGACGATCTTGCACCGTCCAATGCTTTCATAAAGTTCAAGAAGTCCGATTGTTTTATTTTCTCGTTTATATAACTTACGGCACTTTCCGGCGTTTCATTATCTAAGTGTTCAAGAAAATCCATTTTATTCTGTGCAGAAAGTTCATCCAATGCATCAATAATTTTTTCTGCGGAGTTTTGATTAAAACCTTTTTCTTGCGTAAGAAAATTTACATCCCATTTTGCCTTTGCGCCAAAAGTTTTATGCCATTTTTTAGCCGCTTGCCCCGACTTTATCATTTCTATGCTTGTTCCGTCTTGATAGAGCGGATGATTTTTTGCGACTAACAATCCTCCTTTCTTTTCAAAATATTTAGAAGCAAGTGGGTTGATCTCATCTCGTTCTGCCAGTATTTCATTTAATATAGAAATATTTTCTGGGGTGTCATGTCCACTCGCCAAACCATCTGGCGAACGCATCGCCCATTCATTGAGAACATACTCTATAATCTTACTTTTTTCCATGATATATAAATATTCGTATATATGAGATATACGCTTATTATAAATATTATATAGAGATCTGTTTCATATCACCATAATTCTTGCCTGCATATACTTTTACCGGAAACTTATCGCGTTCCATTATGCTCTTTATTCTTTTTATAACAGGCATCTTGTCGCTTTTATGAGCATCAAACAAGATACTATCGTATGTATATAGCACAGGCTTGGTTTGTTTATCATTTAGATAGTTCATTAGTTCGCCAAGCACATCTACTGCCATTTCTGTCTCAAATGCCTGTAGTATATAGTTGAATAGTTTATTGGGAGTGGGGTCTTGAATATGACAATGTTTGATTTTTCTGCCATACTTTGGCGTTTCTATATATCCATTTTCCTCAAAGAACTTCCAACGATGGTCAATATATTCTTGGACCTTCTTTAGATATGGAATATGTATCCATTTCTTATCAATGCCGCCATATATCTGTGTAAATGTGAATCCTTTAGCGACGGCAATATCTTCGTCGGTTATATTGGACTTGTTGAAATAATACTTGGATAGATATGCATATGGATTTTCAGCAGCGTCCATTTGGAAGTTGGATAGATGAGCAATAAGACGAGGATGAAACGCATTATAGTCCATCATCACAAGCATACCATCGTCGCCATATCTGCTTACAAAGCAGTTTCTGCTGCCATCATTTTTGTTTAGAGCAGCATAGTTTACGCCGCCAAATCTATTAGAAGGTCTGCCAGTTGATGTAAGCAGGTTGTATTGAGAGAATACAAGATTGTTCTTGATATGGCGATTTTGTTCCTCGCCGAAAATATCAGTAAAATCTTCATTCACGCACAACCCATTTGACTCTAACTTGGCAAACAAGTCAGTCATAACATTGTTGGTGAATACAAATCCCTTCTCGCGAATATTAGACAAGTATATGTTCTTTATCTTCTGAACATTATTGGTGAATACTTTGGCGTGCTTATATACCGGCACGCACTTGTTCAGATCAAACATATTCTTAAAATGAAAATCAATGAAACTATGCGAGTTGGTCGTTTCAACTTCAGATGGCAGTTGGCCATTCTCAAGAAATCTAAACACATCTATGTCTATGAAGTTATAATCCTCGCCAAACAACTGAACAATGTTCTTCTTGTCTGAAACTATCTTGTTATGAAACTTGGCATTACGCAATACAACCTTGATGTTCTCAAGAATATTATCCAAGCAGATACACTCGTTGTGATCTATAGGCAAACACCAATAGTCGTCGCTGACATAAAAGTAGAAGAATAATAGTGATATGTTGTTGTTGGACACATGCTTTTGGTTATCCAAACAAACAGCACTGATATAAACGTGTTCAGAGTTTATGATTGAACACAGGTTGTTATAGTCTTCGGTTGTTTCTACAATATGCACATGAGCAATATGGCATATCTGCGAACAATGTCAACTTATTTTAGTTGCCTCTCCAGTATTCGAGTTTGTTTGCCAACACAGAAGATAAATCCACGCCTTCTTCTTTTTTTATTCTATCTATTTCAAAAGTATTTTGATCAATGACGCCCGCTTTGTCAAGAATGTTGCCTTTGTATATATTGTTTCGCGGTCCAGTAATTTTCCACCTTACTTGCACGCTCTTATACAAATTTATATTAATATTATTTCGGGTTACATACGGTATTTCGTGTATAATATTTTCATTTATTTTTTTAATAAAAATCCTAGTTATATATCCACTTTCATAATCCTGCGCAGAAGGTGTAGGCTTAGATATTACAATGTTTGTTGCATTACCGATGTCTGCAAATGATCCATACTGAGAAGATAATGTTTCGTTGTATATCATAATGTCGTCAACGGTCTTACTTGTGCGGTGAGTGTAGTCGTCCAATTTTTGTCTTCTATATTCTGCTTTACGTCGGTAATTTGCCACACTGCATTTTCAAAATTATATGGTTCTGGTGCGTGGTCTATCAAAAACTGAGAAAGATAATTTATACCCGATATTCCCGGCAATTCCAAAGTCAGTGTAGTTCCTGGCATTATTGCATTGTTTAAATATGGAGAGTTTTTGTTGGGAAGTTTTAATATATAGTTCAAAAAACTCGCATCTTTTTCACATATAAAATATCTTAAATTTTTTCCCGGATTATTTGGGTCTTGTTTGTAATATATAACAAACGTACTACTATTCTTATCACTTCTAGACTGCAATTTTCTATCTTGCTCCCTCAGTTGTCTTTTAGCTGCTGCCGTTCTTTCTCTTGCTGCTCTATCCCGTTCTCGTTGTGTCAATTTTGGAGTATTTTCTGCTACAACTACGGTTTTTATTATTCCCTTTTCATATAACCTGTCTCCATTAGAGTATCTACTAACGATTGGATTTGCCGCAACATTCTTGGTCTGCGTAGAACCATCCGGATCTCTTTCTGGATTTGCACTTTGCATCACCAACTGATTCATCATCTCGGAACTCATTTTTACGTCAAACGATGCAGCTTTTATAAAAGAGGAATCTATTGCTCCCAAAGTTATAATTGGTAAATTTCTTGCATCAACTTTTGCTGATATACCCGGTAAATTGCCATCATACACAGAATATTTACTGTTTCCATATTCGGCAGGTATAAGTCTTAATTGGCATATTTGACACAAAGCTTGATTTATCCCCTGCAAAAGTTCTTCTATCAATTTTAATATTGAATCGTGTTTCAATACAAGCTTTCTAAAATATTCCTCGTCCACAAATAAGTCTTTCAAAAATCCCCAATATCCCGATTTAAATTTTTGTGCAGTATTTCCATCTCCATCTTTTAACTCATCATCCTTATATACTGGAAACGATTCTCCTTTTGGATTTATTGCTTCTTGCAAATTGTCAAAATTTGTACTGTCCAAAAAATAATCTTTTGCAACATTTTGTATTTTTTCTTGAAACAGCGAGGTGTATATTCCATCTTCCGGCTGATATCCTTCATTTGTACCAACGTCCGTTGATAATTCATATGCAAATCTTGGCGCAAATTTATTAGGAACAAGTACGTTGGTGTTAGAAGATTTTAGAAAAGGATTTCCACACATTCTCGTCTCCATAATATCAAGTTCGCGTATTACTGCCGATTTTTCTCCGGTCATGTTCAACTTGAAAAATGCATTTATGATATCTTGAATCAAGTCCATTCTCAGCCAAAGTTTTTTTGTTTTATTTTGTGATGGAACATTTGTTATACGAAATACTCTTTCACTAATATTATCTTTTACCTCGTCCAATTCTACTCGCTCCTCTTGCCCATAATCATCAACTATCGTTTCATATGATCGTTTTCCAATTCTCAAATCTTGTCTTATTTGTTTGTATTGTTCTTCATTAGAATCTATGTTTTTCATATTTTCTTTAGCAAAAGAATAAAAACTTTGTACCGACAAATAATCTGATCCTTTCTTGATTGTAACTTCCTTAGTTGCAATCTGTTCTCCCTCTAAAAGCTTATTTGCATTTATCAGTGTAGTATGACAATCATATCCACCATAATCATTCATTTTGTACCCAAAATCCACAATAAATCCAAGACCGGCATCATAATTTCCTTTTGATTTTTTAAGATACTCTAGTGTGTAACTTGGATCAACAAACATGCGGTTTATCCAATCCCTATCGGACAAATCTACCAAAGATATACGATCATAATTATTCCATCCCCATTCAACTAAGCAAGTTATTCTCGGAGTTAAGAAATATGGAATCAGATAATTAAGTTGTGCGAGAGAATAGCATTTCCAATTTATTGTAATCTTTCTGCATAAATTTGGAAAACTTGAGTTTGACCCATTTAATTCGCAAGACACAGATTCTACGTTTGGTGGTGGACGATATGCAAAGTCTGTTCTAGTAGCTTGACCAGCTCGGTTTATTGCCAAGCTCACCGAATTTTCTTTTTCTATCTCGTGGGGATATCCTTTTGCGTCCACTCCGATTGTTATTTTTCCATTTTGATTAAATCCGTAGCTTTCGTTAAATCCATATGTTCCGCCTAAAACAAATCCATCCTTTCCCTCTGCTGTGGGGAGTGTCGATTTTCCGTTTGAAAAAAATCTAACCCAAGCAGTTCTTGGTCCACTATATGGACTATTTTCGGTGGGCGACGGATTTTGACCATATTCTTTTGCCCTATTTTTAAGTTCCTCAAACACCCAAGGTGATAATGGATGTAATCCCCACGGTACTACAGTTATATTACTCATAACAATTATATATTATTTTCTCTTCTAAAATTTAAAATTATATTTTCTATATCTTGTGGAATTCTCAGTTGTTGTCCGTTAGGTGCTTTTAATGTCGCTTTTATACCATTTGCCTGCGCAATGATCCACCATAAAGTACTATCTTTATAAAATTTGTAAGCCAAACTATCGAGATAATCGGTTTCATTTGCTACAATATAAATATCATTTGAAGCTATTGGTATTTTTGGATATCTAGTTGTTCTAAATACCCGCTTACCATCGTATCGCCTAAAAACATTTGTTTCATTTTGAACGTATCTATTCATAGTAAATTATAAGTTTTTCCATCCTTCTTCTACATTTGGACCAAAATGATAATTTTTAGTTTTAGATTGTGCTTTCTCGATCATACCCAATTGCACCGACACGTCAATTATTGTTGGAAGTTGTCTCGATTTCCCCTTTATCTGCTTTATAACTTTTTCGTCACTTGCTCCATAAATATATGTATAATCTTCTGCTCGTAAAGTTTCCCAGTGCGCGTCGTCTGGAACTGTCACACCAACATTTCTTAATACGGCAGGTTGGTCCACATATAAATCGCCAATTCTGAATTCTATCATCGGAGGATATATAAATCCACTTTCTCTTCCGGTAGAATTCGTGTCTTCTCCAGTAAATCCACCGTCTTGTTCGGCTGTTTGAAATGCTCTATCTGTATACTTACTCGGTCTCGTTAATCCTACCAAATAATTAACTCTTTCCCAGTTAGGAACTAGTTCGTATATACTATTTGCATATACTCTGAAATTAAAACTCACATCTCTGCTAAACCCCTTATACACAAAAAGTTTATCTGCACGACCCATATACTTAATATCCTCCCAATCAGCAGTATTATTGTCTTGTATACTACCAAGCGTTGCTCTGAATGGAATATACGTTTCGTGGATTAAATCATAAAAATAAAAGAATATAATGTCCTTCGATTGGTTCTCTGAGTATCCTTTTATGTTGTCTGGCAAAGTTCCTCTTTTTTGTTTCAATCCATACCCCGAATCATATGGGGTTAGTTTGTTGTATTCATCCGCAGCTCCTACGTCTTTTATTTTTCTTGCTGCTTTTGCGAATCCACGGTTGTCCATAGTAAATCCATATTGTACTTCGCCTTTTTCTCTTATGTATTTTACGAATGGACCTTCCGATACAGTAGAAAATGAAACATCGCGAGATGTACCAGGTATATCGTTATATACCGGTAGTGCATTGTTGTTTTGATCTACAAGGCGATTATATCGTTCGGCTGATGTTCTAAGTTGAACTGGATCACTGGCGTTAAAGGATTCTAATGCCGAAAACATTTTTTCATATTTTGTTATTATATTGTTTCCAGAAAATCCGACAGTTTTTTGAACTATGTCTGTTTTGTCCGCATATGAATTATCTTGTACTTCGCTTGCCGCTGGACTAACCTTTGTCTGATATTCTGGGTAATATTTATGAAATTTTGTTACCCGTTTGTCTTCTGGATTTGTATTTTGTATTTTTCCGTTATAAAATTCCGAAGTTGCGACTGTTTTTACGGTCATAAACCCGTTTCCATCTTGTAAAAATTTGTAATATATTCCTTCAAGTCCGGTAGGATATTCTGGTCTAAATTCCCATTTAGTTCCTGGACTTCCTCCAAATGCTCCCATGGGATTTGTACTAGGTATTAAACTACGAAGTCTATTTATTAATCCTCTCCCCAAATTTGCTAAAAATCCTCCGCCAGCACCAGTAGAATTGTTACTGTTTACCCAAAATGTATCAAAAGTGGACAAAGACAAAGTTCCAGTTTTGTACCGTAATAATCCGGCTCTGGCTCCGCCCCGTTTGTTTGCATACGTAGAATATGCCAAACTTCCTTGCGTGCCCGTCGCCGTTCCTTCTATCGGCGCGTTTGTAGTATTTTTCGACTGCATTCCCAGTGTACTAAGTAGTGCGTCTTTGAAAAAATTCAATAGACCACCGCTTGTCTCTAAATGTCTTTGCGGATAATCAATTAATCCAAGTGCACCGGGACGGGCTGTTGCTTTTAGCAAACTTAACGGATTATATACTCTAGTTTCATTAAATGCATTTTGCTGTTGAAGTAAAAGTTGTTTTCCTGTGTATAATAATCCAGTACCGCTAACAGAAAATTTTGTCATTCTTATAACATCTCTGACCGTAGAACCTACGGGAAATGCCGGTGTGTCGTATCTCGTTAAACTTTTTTGAAAATTTGAGTCAGTAAGTTTAGTGTATATATATGGTTGATCTGGTCCTATGTCTCCACCCGCTTGATCATATGGACTAAACTTATTATATATGTTACGCTCGTTCCGTTGGAACGAAATAAGATTTTCGGCAGGCGTACTTCGTCGTAAAGGTGCTAATGGAGCTAAAAATGTGTTGTCTTCCATAAGTTATAAATATTACGTTACCTTGGCCAGTGTTCTAGAAACTTGTATACCGTCCATATTAACCGCGATTGCGCCATCTTTTAGTAGACCAATAAGTTCATCTAATTTTTCAATCATTGCATTTTGATTATTGTTTACATTAACAACCGGAGATGCTCCGCCCGCCGTACCTCCAAGTTTTGATATAGCTTCCGTAAGTTTGTCCACCGTTTCTTTGAGTTCATTGATATTCTTGACTTCAACTGCCATAGCAACTTGCTTTTCTACATCCGCTTTTGCTTCGGCGCTTAAGGTGGCCGTCGCGTCTCCTCCCCCAAACAATTTACCTACAAAGGGGAGTTTTTTAATAACTTCGAATGCATTTTTGAACGGAGAGACCAGTAAGTCAAATACTCCACCCATAACACTCTTTATTCCATTTATTATAGTTTCTCCGATAGAACCATCTCCACCAAATATACCAGATATGAAATTTATTACAGTTTTAAACGGAGAAATTAAAATATCTACAATAGAAGATCCGACCGATTTGAGTCCGTCCAAAATACTTCCCAATATTCCCGAGTCTCCTCCCGAAAACAAGTCGAAGACAAAATCCCACATCCTCCGGAATGGCCACGCCAAGAAGTCGTACACGGTAGAGGCGACGGACTTGACTCCGTTGGCTATGGTACCCACGATGCTACTACCTCCTCCCGAAAACAAGTCGAAGACAAAATCCCACATCCTCCGGAATGGCCACGCCAAGAAGTCGTATACGGTCGCCGCTGTAGACTTAATTCCGCCAAGAATGGTGCCTAGGATTCCCGATCCTCCCCCCGAGAACAGTTCCGACACAAAATCCCAGAGCTTTCGGTGTGGCCAGGTCAAGAAGTCAAATACCGTTCCGGCAATATTTTTTACAGAATCTACTATCATCGTACCCAAAGTGCCTCCGAGGCCAAATATACCAGAAACAAAATTTACTACAGTTCTAAATGGCCAAGTAAGTGCGCTCAATAACATACCTCCGATAGATTTTATTCCATCAACTATTCCGAGTCCTATTTCTGATGGAGACGATCCCATCAATTTTTCTTTTATCCAATCGTATACATCTACAAAAGGTTGTATTAATGTATCATATAAGGCACCTCCTATTGCTTTTATACCAAGCCATATCCGTTCATACCAACGCGCATTTACAAATTCGTCGCTCGCAAACAAATTACTAAATCGTTTCCACAAAGAAACAACCAATTGAATTGCACTTATTATTAATCCAATTGGTCCAAGGAATCTTGCAAATGTTCCCAAAAATTTTACAAAGCCTGCGACTCCTTGTAATATTGGTTTAAATGCTTTCCCTATTCCACTAAGACCGTTAGAAAAAGTACGTACCCTTTCAGCAATCTTTTCAAAAAACTCAGCTATAGCCACAAATGGTTTTGCTCCAGCGGCTCCTTTTCCGATCATTACTGCCAAGAACGCAAACGCATTAACTGCATATCCTGCCACTTCTGCGAGTTTTTCTACATACGGAACTATGCTTTGCACTCCTCCCAAGATGGCAGTCATCACTTTTTCCAACATCAATCCTCCGTCTGTACCGGATCTTAAAGAACTTCCGATTCTATCAAATGGAGTCAAAAACCCACGAATTACAGCACCTATAATTTTAAATATCCCCCCTAATAATCTTGCTGCAATTATTATTGGTGGCATTATATTATTTGCAATAGCAAGCAATGAATCTGATATATCTGTCCAAATTGCATCAAATGCACTGGTCAGTTTATTCATTTCAGATTGCATTAATTGCCGTTTTGCCATTTCTTCCGCCTGTTTTTCCAAATCCTCCGCAGCAGCTTTTTCGTTTTCTTTTATTTTTTCCTGCATTTCCATGTATTTTTTATACAATTCTGGTTTTGTCTGCTCTAGTTTTGCAAGAAGTTTTTGTTGATTTTGTTGTTTGATTATTTCGCCCGTTGTCATTCCGGCTGCTTTAGCGAGCGCTTCTTGTTGATATACATTTAATTCTGTAAAGTCTCCAGCTTTTTCGATCTGCTTAAGCGCAAGCTCTCTAGACTTTACTACATCTCCAGCATATGCTGCTGCTCTGGCTTCTTGGAAATTGAGCGATTTTCCAATCAACGCGGAAGCTTCCAGTTCGCTCGTAATAGAATCTTGATAATTAAGAAATCCTCTCGCAGATTTTGATAACGAATTTACTGTGGTTCCTAATCGTCTCGCTTCTACGGTAGCACGCATCAGTGCCATAGGACTCTTGGCAAGAAAGGCAAGAGTTTCTTCCGATGCGTTTGCCATATCATTTAGAACTGCCCTCGGTGCTACTCCACCCATTTCGGCCAATGCTGCGGCAGATTTTATCATCGAATCGCCAGAACTTCCCGCTTCTTGTGAAATAGACTCAAATAAACCTTTAAATTTTGCTGCGTCTTGGACATTCAACCCAAGGTTCGCGGCCATCATGGCAGTATTTGCAATTGCTTCTTTTGTTACAAGTCCAATAACTTGGAATTCATTAGTAAGCGCGGATGCTGCCGCATATGCATCTCCGATAGTCACGCCTAAATTTGCCATTTGTACATTAACTTCTCTGACGGCCTTGTCTAACTCTTTAGTTTGACTGACCAAAAATCCCGTGTTTTGCCTGAAATTTAGCGCCGCTTTATCCAATTCTTTCCAACGATCCAGAGATGCTTTTATGAGTGCCAACCAAGCGGTTAGTCCGCCCTTGGCAATATCTGTCACCAGTCCTTTTATCTTTCCGTATCCTACGGATTCACTCAAAAGGTTACTTTCAATAAATTTTCCAATTTGAGCTATGCGTTCGTTTAGATCTTTTGTTTTCGTGCGTTCTTCTTGCTGCTTTTTTAGAAGTGCTAACGCTTTTTCGTCATTATAAAGACCTGTCTTTTCTAAATTTAATTTATGTTCAATTTGATCGACTAAAATTTTTTGTTGACCTGCTGCTATTAACCCACCCGCAATTTTTTTATTTAATATAGATTGTATATATTCTTCTTGCTTACCTTCTCGCTCTTTTGCTTTAATTATATCTTTAATAGAACCAATTTCTCTTCGTCTGGCTGCTGCTGTTCTTTCTGTAATTTTTCCGGAAGCTATTTCTTGCTGAAATTGTGCTTGCTTTTGAGCCAGCATTATATTTTGCTGTTTTATTTGGTCTTTTATAATATCACTTTTATATTCAGAATTTGCCAGTTTACTTTCGTTTTCTGCTATATTTTTTTGAATTTTTTGATATACGCCAAGTTCTTTCGCCAAACTACCTTCTAACTGAAGAATTTTTTGTTTTCTAGTTTCAATTTTCTTTGTTAAATCAAGTATTTCTTCCGTAGATCGTGTTTCTTGTTCCGCCAGTTCTTGTTTTTGTTTTGTGACGCCGCGAGTTCTATCCACTGTTTCCTCTATTTTTTCAAAAAGCTCTGCCATCGCTTTTGCGCGATCCACGTCTTTAGGATCTATAGAAACATTCTTTTTTTCTTCAGCCATTTATGTAATAGGTTATCTTATATAAATATATAATAACCACCCTTTTTACCTACGTATTCCCGGTCTATCTATCTTTGGCCCACTCGATTTTGGACCTTTAGTGGCATTTTCGTGCTGGTCCGCCTCTTGTTTTTTGGTATCTACAAGCTTTCTTATATAAAATCTACGTAAATGTATAGGCAAAGCATATACTTCAGTGTGACTAAATGCCCCATTGCTGTAATAACACAGCGTAAATATCTCTTCGTGTAAACTTACCTTATACTCAGGTGGAAGGCCAAAAGAAGTCAACACCCAGTGGCATTGCCATCCTTTCGTTATGCCCACAGGCACTGCAAGTAAAATCAAACGTCATGTCTAGGTCGGGAGTATTTTCTCGGATATGTTTACGCAGTGATATACTATCTTTAGCAAGCATGTTATCTACAAATTTTTTGACCACCCCCCTGTCGTTACTTCCGTCAACAGACACAATACTATATTTCAATCTGGTTGTCATTTCTGGTGCATTTGCTTTTGATATTTTTGCAAGACCTTTCAATTCTGCGTCAATATCTCCTTCGTCTTTGTGGGTCAATAGTCTATAAACTACAGTCTTTTTTGAGACAGGTAGCTCAAACAAAAATGCATTTTCTCCCCTTGTATATTTGCTAAAATCAAACTCCTTAGACTTCAATTCTGCCAAGTTTATTTTTACTTCGTTTTCTTCACCGCACTTTGGACAAGTAATTTTTGCAGGATATTCATCTCCATAAGCAAGTCTGCGGGCTGCTACAAATATGGCATTTTTATCTCCTATAAGAATATCGTCGAGTTTAACGTTTGGTGTGACAATCAATGCCTTTAACAATTCATCCAATACTACACCCTTCTTAATAAGATTTTGATTGGTAAGAATATCTTCTTCACGAGCAGTCATATACTTCAATTGTATACGACCAGAACTAAGTGG